CGCTTGTTGCCGATGTGGTTTTAACGCCGACTTTGGCAACAAGCGTTGATGGCTCCTCCCACGGCTCCATCAACGCTTGTTGCCAAAGTCGGCGTTAAAACCACATCGGCTCCGTTTGATACTGCCCCGTTAGCGGCAAAAACAGTCACAACCACATTACCGGCAACCTGGGTATTTCCAAACAAACCAACAGATGTAATAACAATATTCGCAGTATCAAAAGTCCCATTGGCATCTACTTCAGTGATGGTTGCATAAGCATTCACGCTACCATTTGAAACAACAATATAATCAGTATTTGAATATCCGGTTCCAAGTAAGGAAGATATTGCCGATACGTGCTTTTCCCGATTAAAGGCAAATGACAAAGATGATGCATTAGAAAACAGCCCCGGAGATGAGACAACACCCGACACCAAATTTTCTGTGGCATTGGATGTCAGAGTCACCACGGCATTGGTGGTGCCACCCGAGACTGTAACAGTCTCGCCATTGGCAAATGCCGAACCATTGGCGGCTGTTACGCCAACAAGCGGACCCATGCCTTGCCGACGAATTTGCCAACCTGGATGGGTTACTTTACCAGATTCACCCGTTGTGTTGGCCATCTCAGCCCGAGAAACCCCAAACTGACCCATGGTGTTATGGATAGCAGTATTATTATTTTTCCATACTCCAACCGACACATTATTATAAAATGCCGTGTTGTTTGCAAGTTGAGCGGCTTTGCCTGATCCCTGACCAAGAGATGCCGCTGCCCAACTTACAGAATTAGCAGCGTCGTCGGTATTTCCCCATTGAGTCATTGGGTTGTCTCCTTTTTATTATTATTATTGTCCAACTATTTATCATATTGAAAAGTCTCAGTAGTTTGTGGTGATATAATCCGGGGATGCCCACAGAGCATTTGTCAATTGTTCCTTTTGGATGGAAGTCCGCAAAGAATTATATTTTTCCAGGATTAATTTAGCTGTCCGAAAATCAACTCGGACATAAGTATGATCCAGGAACTTCACCAACATCGGCATTTCCATATCGACGATTTTCCGTAACTGATTGATGATGTGCAAATCACCATCGGTATTCTGACCACAAGAACCATCACCTTTTAATCCACCACCTTGTGAATGTATTGCCATTGTATATATAAATCCTTGTTTTAGTTATTTTTTTCATCACGCACACGCTTTACCACACTCAAAAGTTTATTCAAGTGATTTGTTGATTCTTTATTTAACATTGATTTTCGTGGTTTTAAACCGGCATGTTTTCTATATTCGTCGGCACTCATATGCTCAGTCCCACCAGTATCTTTTTTGGGTGGTTCTGGAATTACTCTACCCCCTCCCCCCACTTTTTTCAAAGGATGTATTCTTTCAGATTCAGGATCGGCCTTAAGCGTTTTTTGTGTCGGACTTTGTAATTTATGCCCCAAAGGTTTGTTTAAATGTAGAGAAGCTCTTAAATTAAAATTTGGGTCATTTTTCGCATCATCTTGTTTAGTTTTTAAAAGTTTTGGTTTCATCGCCGCTGCTTTTGGTTTAGCAACAGTGGCTTTTGCACTAGATTTTTCTCGGGCGTTTTGATAAAGAGATTTCCAGTTACTCACATCAGAATAACTCAAACCAACAGTATTCAAAACTGATCCTGCTATCTTACGACCAATCAATCCTCCAGTTGCCTTGACGGCGGCCCCAATTATTCCTTCTTCCTTCACTGTTTCTTTTTTGGGCATCTTGGGGGTCTTGGCCTGCACGGTTTGCACATCCTTGGGACTGATCGGCTTGGTCTCGGGCTTGGTATCAACCTGAGTCTTGTTGCCTCCCCCAATTTTTACTTTTTCTTGTTTATTGATGGTGTGCAGTTCTTCATTTTTCACTGCCTTTCGGTGCATCCAATCTGCCACAGCTTTAATATCCATTTTGGCTTTAACTGGCTCAACAACAGGTGGTTGTTGTTTGATAGGTGGTTGAATCGATTCAACTACATCTATTGCTTGTTTTGCCTCATTAATCTTAGCTTTGATTTTTTCATCAATTCTATTGACCGTAGGAGGAACAGGTGTTGGACTCAACGGCACCGTATTTGATGCCCCTTCCTTGTTCATTGACTTGCGAATATCATCCATGAAAGAGCCCATTTTCTTATCTCCCAAGTTCTTTTAAAATACGAACCGTATCAGGTCTTGTCGTTACAACTTCTTCATAATGACGATTGTCTTGTATCAAATCTTGCCGAAACCGATTGTACATCACCGGGTCATTCAAAATATAATTTATCATCGTATTGAACACATCGGCGGCATACTGCCGATAAATCGTATTGTTGAACCCCATGCGGGGGTCCTCAATCACCACCCGATAATACGCTATTTTCGTCTGATCCTTGGCTAATCCGTCCTGAAGAAGCTGTTGAATCTTATCAACCGGTTTTCTGTTGTTTCTCATTAGAATATTTATTATTTTCGGTCCCTTGTTTACGACGCTTCATTTCCGACCGAGCATCGTTTCCAACCTTATCTCCAAAAGGACGGCGCGAGTAAATCGACAAGGAATGATTCGGTGTATCCGGGCCAATATGCACGTTTTTCATGGCAACTTTCAGAGTATGAAATAATTCCTGAGCGTGCTTATCCTCGATATGAGACGGCATGGCGACTTTGAATTTGGCATAGTCATTTCCCTTGGCGGCGGCTCTTACTTTGGATGATGACATGCCTTCAGTGTTATCCTTGTCGGGATCGCGTTCTCCCGATGACACCACCCGAGCCTTATTGAAATGAAATAGTTTATTTGGTCCGTTATATTTCGCCAAAATTCGGGTATATTCAGGTACACGGTCGGCTCCAGCCACAATAGTAATATCCTTGGTTCCTTTATTGTGGAGTTGCTGCAATTGCGCAATGATGGTTGAATTTTCACGTCCTGCCAAGGCTACCTCTTGACCCGGAAACATCGCCTTTAACCATTTCACCTTATCGGCGGCAGTCAAAGGATTTTCCTTGTCTACTTTTTTCTTATTGTTGGTTACAACCGGCACATGTTTGGCCCCGGTGCGACGCGCAATATCGGCTCCTTTGGCAAGCACCTTTTCATGTCCCTTGTGAGCCGGATTCATCTTGGACCAGGACATGACCACTGGGTTGTGTTCCGGATTAGCCTTCTCATTCCATTCAAAATTTGCCGCCGAGAAGTGTTGACGATCCACCAGCTTCATCGGCTTGTTATTATTTGACACCACAAATCCTTCTGGCTTGGAAGGTGTCCCCAGAATAGTTTCCTTGTAGGGTGAATTGGTTGACATGACCTTGACCAGAATGTTTTTGGCGCTCTGGACATGCTTATGGGCCTGAAAAAGTTTATTAAAAACACTCTTATTGGCCACGACGTTTTGTAGTTCCTTATTTAACTCGGAACGGATATTATCCTTGGTCTTGTCCAGTTTGACGCTATCAACACGCTTGGCCAACTGCCGATTGAGAAAAGCAATATAACCTTCCAGACTGTTTTCCTTCTTGGTCTTGACCGCCGAATTGATATACGCCAACAGCAATTTTTCATGATTTTGGAGAATTTCTGATCCTTCAGTATTGAGCATTTGACTTCGCAACTCTGATGCTTTCTGAATACTTTCCATGAACTTTTTCTTTTGCTCAGGTGGATACTGGAAAGGTCCAGACATTTTGGTGTCAAACAAATGCACATCATCACTTTTCTTAAATTGAGATAAGTCAATACCAAACTTGGCTTGTAGATTACCATTGGGCATTTGCTCATACTCGGTATGGGGAGCGATGCCGACCTTGGACTTCAAAATCTTACGGCCGTCTGAAGAATTCTTATCGACGTTATAAGTCAAAGTATTTGGAGTGAATGACAACTTGTCATTATAGTCTGTGACTTCATGACCGACATACATCAAGTCGCCTTGGAACACCCCCTTGCGAGGAGTGACCGACCGCAGATGCTTCAGCAACATTTTCAGCCGTGATGCCAAAGACGGACTTGACCCATGGTTCTTATCTATGTCTGCATCGGTGTAGTTAATTTTGGGAGTGCGATTGAAAAATGCCTTGGTGCCGACAAAAAATTTGCCGGTGTTGGGATCATGACCCCACACAATTGACGGAGAACCATCCATCTTGGTCGAGACATTGAAACCCGGTCGTTTGCGACCCCCTGCCAGAAACTCATGCGTCATGGTCAAAGACCCCAACATATCATCAAAGGATTTGCCGTTTCCTCGAATTAATAAATCCTCGGCATGGTCAAAATTGTACAGTCGGTCTTGTTTTTCTTCCTTGGCCTCGATAAGCATGTCGGCGGCATCATCATCGAACAGGACAAAAGATTCATACTCAAATTCAACGATTTCAGAGAGTAGTTTCATTTTTTAATAATATCCCGCAGATTATGTTTTTGATGAGGAGTTCTATTCAAAGCCATCCAAACTGCTGCTGTTCTGGCATGAAAAACTTTGGCAATATCTTTATATTTCATTCCTTGGCGTCTTAACACTCTGGCTCGTTCAATATCAATTTTACGTGGTCTTCCTCGTTTACCTTTCTTTTTACCGGCTAGTCGGTTGAGCAATTCAAATCGCCGTTTCTGGCTATCGTTGGTAATAGGATGAGCAGCAACAAAAGCACCTAAAGCCTTTGTATCAGTCTTATTCCGTATTAATTGTGTTTTACCACCCCAATGGAGTTTTTCAACAGGTTGTTGTTTCAAGTTAGGTTTTGGTACACCATACCACGGTTGAACAGGTTTTGGTTGAACAGGTCTTGGTTGTACGAAATTAATACTTTTTTGTTGCTGCTGGGAAACGTGGTGAGCCCAATGGATGCGCTCGGGGGGAGGTTCGTCTAGTTTTGGAACTTCTTGGTTAGGTAGTTGTTGAAATAACTTTAATTGTTTGGGGTCTTTATAAATTGGAGATTTTGAACCAGAAGTCTTACCATATGCCACCGGATCAGTTATAACCATTGTTTTGCCTCTAAACATGATATTACCATCATGTAAATCATAATTTGCCCCGGTTGCTTTATAGACATGCTTATGGATCAAATCCAAAGCATCTGCTAGTTCAGGATATTTGGATGAGACTTTATCTAATTTTTTTATTATATCTTCTCTTGATTTATCATTATATCTACCGCCCACATGGCCGGGTGCTGTACCACGCATTCTATCAGAATCAATTTTATCTAATACTTTTAAATTATCTTGATAATTTCGGGCCTGTAGCCAAATCTCACCGGCCTGCGCGCCCCGTTGGCCCTTAAACGGTTCAAGTTTTTCTATTCGAATAGCAGAATAATTATCATTAACTTTGATAGGCAAACCTCTTAGTTTAGGAAAATGTTTATTTTCCTTAGAAGTTATCAAATCGAGATATTTTCTATATGCTAAATCTTGCTTAAATAATTTCAATACATAATTTTTGTTGGGTTTAGCAAAAACTTTACCAAACACTCCTGCCCCAGCATTTGACCAACCTGCCGAATTTAGTTTAAATTCGGCATCATATATGGTAGCAGGCCGAGTAAATTCTCCTAATAAATCTCTTTCAACAATAAATCGTAGATATTTCATTTCTTTGGTTCTGAACCTGATGCTTTCATGAATTTTGCATGGTCAAATCGAGGATTCTGTTTAGCAAAAATCTTGCTATGATGGATCGCTAGTTTTTCCCGTTCCTTGGAATCCTTGTGCATCTTGATAATGTCAGCAACCGCCTTGAAGTGTTTCCGAGATGGATACCCCTCATTTATTTTTTTTTTAAAATGGTTTCTTCCTTTTGTTCTTTCTTCTTATTCAACCAAGGCGGTAGTTTTTTTCCTCCCTTTTTTTCACCACCTTTATCATCGTCATCCCCACCACCGTTTTTCTTCTTACCAAATTTCTTTTCCTTTTTGTCCTCACCGTCATCGTCACCTTTGGGCTCGGGTGCGCCATCGTCGCAGGGTGGGCAATATTTCTTTTCTCGAAGTTCCAAATATTTTTTGGCCACTGAATCAAGCTTAGAACGGTCGCGGGTAAATACAATCATGTCTCATATCCCTTTTTTTCTTATTATTGGTCAGATATTTATCTTTACTGAATGTTAGTATAAGTGAGTTTTTTGGAGGATTGAAAGGCAGTGGAAGTCGGAACGCTTGTGGTGGTGAGGTTCCCCGGCTGGCCTTTTGCCTCAATATTAAACAGTCGCATGTAATCTCGGGCCACTCCCACATTAAACTTGGTATTTGTCATGTGATCAGTGTACCGATTTTTTAGCTGTTTATACTGCATCTGTTCCAAGTCGGTAGGTATCGGAACTATCACACCAAACAAATCACAGGTCGCAGGCAAACCAAAAGACTCAGATGTGTCATCCATACCAGGATCAGATGATTTGAATCCTTCTCGGTTCAACTGAGTGGCCGACCAAACCGGGACATTATATTCGACTGCCAATCCCCGAATTTCTTCGGCAATGAATTTGACATAAACATAAGTATTGACATTAGCAGAAAACTTAATACGTGATGATATGCACAAATTCAGATAATCAATATAGATGATATCAGGCTTGAAATTTTTCTTGACCCGTAACTCATGCAATAAGTGACGAAAACTGTTCACCCCGGCTCCAGCCGTGGGATATTCTTTGATGATTAATTTGCCAACTGTTTTTTCTTTTAGGGCTGCAACTTTCTGCTCAAATCTTGCCTGATCAAGTTTCATTAAATCATTCAGTTCAATATCCAACAAGTTGGCATCAATACGTTCCGCAATGCGTTCCTCGGCCATCTCCATAGTGATGTAAAGAACATTACGACCCTGCAACAAATTGGTCGCTGCAAAATGACACAACCAAAGTGTTTTTCCAAAGCCAACCCCTCCCATTAACATATTCAATGTTTTTTTGGGAACACCCCCTTTGGTGATCGTATTGAGCATGTCAATATCAAAGGGAATTCGTTCCTCAACGGCATGATAAAACTCAAATCGATCCGATGCATTATCAAGAAAATCATGCCCAATGTCTGTATCAAACGACACAGCCAAGGCGTCTTGCAACAATGAAGGGATTATAGTGCGAGGCTTCTTGCCAGATTTATCTTCCAGAACCTTGATGGAAGAATAGACGGCATTGAAAATGGCCTTGTCTTGACAAAACTTTTCGGTGCTATCAATCAACCATTCCAGGTCTTGTTTATTTTCCTTAATTGATTTGGTAATAAACTCGACGGTATTGCGACAATCCGATTCCGAAATGTCTCGCCGTTGAGCAAGGTCCAAAAGTAATATATTTTGTGTGGGTAACCGATTGTACTTCTGAAAAAAATCATTGATAATCCGAAAAGTCAAGCGATGTGTTGGATCATCAAAATAATCTTCTTTTAGAAACGGCAGGACTTCTCGGGAATATTCTTCAGAATATACAAGGTTACATAGGATTGTAATTTCTAAAATGTAAATTTATCCTTTTCAAACACAAACTTCAAACAAATCTTCTAATTTTAGAAGAATGCCTTTTGTAGGATTATCACTGCGACAATATGTTCTCTGACGATTTTTATTTTCGCCAATTTTTATAGCCTTTTTAAGTAATCTCACAGACGTACAAATAATTAATTCATCTGCAATTATATGAACCCAAACATCAGCTTTAGTAACATTTACACCTGAAGGACACCAATATCCTCTGTTCAAAGGATTTTGTTGTTCTTCAATATAGAGATTTTTAGTTTGAATAAACTTAGAATCTCTTTTTACTTCAGTGGTGCCTTTCACTAATCCTTCAATAATAATATTCTCTACATATTCTTGACCTTCTTTACCATATTTAAGATCACCTTGAAAAGTGCCACGTCGATCAATATCAAAAGCTGAATTTTTGGGCATTCATTAATTTCCTTTCAATCATTTATTTGCTATAATAGGAGCGTCCGAAAGTTGATACTTATTTCGGACAAACTCTTGGAATGAATTGTCTTTCAATAGTTTTTCAAATACAGCGTCAAGCCCGTCACGACGAAACTTCTGTTCATCATACACATACCAACCAGCATTTGATATAATAATCCCAGCCTCAACGGCATTTTCAAGCAGACCTGAATACTGGTCGATGCCATTTTCAAAAGTGATGTTGATTGGAAACTTGGATTTCTCCTTGACGGTGCGAGACTTATCAACGTTGATAACAAAATTCCAGCCTTGTAGTTCCTTACCATCCTTGTCCTGTTGCCGACCGATGATCCACACATCATTTGCCGACAAATAAACTCCAGAACCACCCGAGACAATTGTCTTGGGATACAGACCCAATTCTTTATAGACGTGATTGACAACAATCATTGGAATGTTTTTGGGTTGCAAATGGGGAGTGACAATACGATAAAGCGATTTAATTTGCTTGGCTCGGGTCATATCCGCCACTTGTTTATCGGCAATAGCATCCTCTACTTCCTTGATGGAAGGAAGATTTCCCAGCGAGTCAATAAAAATAAGAACCTGATCCTTGGGGTCCTCACTGAACTCCAAAGCATCCAAAGTCTGAGCCAAATCAGTTTTCAACTGCTCAATATTTGTAATTCCCTTGTGGATGACATGCTCGGTATTGATATTGAATGCCTTAAAATATGCTTCCTTGATACCGTGCTCAGAGTCATAAAACAACACCGTGGCATCCGGATATTTTTGCTGGAACGAGGCCATCAACAACAACCCAAACCCTGATTTGAAATGTTTGGAGTCCCCGGCAATGGTCAAGAGTCCCGCCAATAACCCCCCATCAAACTGTCCTGACAAAGCGACATTGAGCATCGGAACAGGAGTCGAAACCAATTCTTTTTGGAGAAATAATCTTGATTCAGAAAGGATAGTAGCTTCAACCTTAGAATTTTTTAATAATTTTTCTCGCACAGCATTTTTAATCATATTATCCCTACTCTTTGTCTAATAATTTTATAATATTCCTCATTCAATTCAATACCATAATATTTTCTACCAATATTCTTAGCAGCAACAAGAATACTACCACTTCCCGCAAACGGGTCTAAAACACATTGTCCTTCTCTTGTTGTTAAAGCAATAAGATATTCACATAAAGCCAAAGGTTTAACTGTTTTGTGATTATTGAAATTTCCTTTTTCAGACTTACTTGGTTTAGAGACCAAAAAATGTTTTTGAAGCGATTCATCACACTCTGAATCACAAAGCACATTACTAGGAAACATATTGTTTTCAGAACCAATTTTATTCTCAGTGTTAACTAAACCAACATGATATTTGTCATAATTGTTGAGAAAGTCACTATCAGTAGGTTTCATAGCAAATACAATTGGTTCATGATTAGATTTCACTTGTGGTGTTTTCCATTTATCGAGAATAGTTTTTAGTTCTTGTTTCTTGACATCATCTACTTTTCGTTTTTCAATTACATGAGTTAAAGACATAGCTTTAGGTTGATTTTGTAAATATAACCACTCGTACATATCTCTTATTTCAAATCCAGCATCTTCAATAGAACACGCTACTCGATGATACAATCTCGGACTGCTAAATACACAAAAAAACGATCCAGGTTTTAAAATACGAAATATTTTCTCTGCTACTGGAATCATCCACTTTTCTAAATCATAACTTTGTTGCCGATTAAATTTCATTCCTGATGGCAGAGAAGTAACACAACTCATATTTTTTTTACTATGAACTGTTTTAACATCCCACCCTTCACTCATTAAATCTAATCCATACGGAGGATCAGTTAAACAAAAATGAATAGATGAATCATCTATATCATCAAGTTCTACTAAACAATCTCCAAATACTATTTTACCTTCATCAAAAATAGTTGTTTTCATTCATCGAACTTCTTTAACGGGAAATCGAAAACCACTGCGTTCTATCCATTTTTCTTGCAATGCAGTATGCGATTCATTTCTAGCAAAAAACACATAATCATCCTTAAAAACCTCATTACATATATTACATTGATCAATTAAATTCCCTTCTACATTTTCCTTTTGAGGATCAGCGTGAAAAGGACTGATATATCCAATTCTAGTTTTGAATCCACGGTGTCGTTCTCCTGCTATACCTCCACATGTTTGACATACCTCACTTAAAGAAAAATATTTGGTATGTTGTTGACGACGATCAGAACTAAAACCTGGATGAGGAACATCTGTTGAAGCAAACCACAAAGACCCTTCAGGTATGTCTTGATTATAATATAATTTAACTTGTCTGCTTTGTAATATACAATATCCATCTTGTAATCCTGCATGACGAGATTGACGAAGTTCTCCAGTATGCATTCGACTTAAAAAATCAGCCATAGTATCTAAAGGTACATATACATAAGGGTCTTTTTGCTTTATAAACCACAACAACATAAGGCTATCGGCCCGTTTTGTTCCAGGACGACGATAATTCTTTACTCCATAAAGAAAAGCAAGCCTTTCACGAAACATTTCGCTTTCTTTAAAAACACTATCAAGAACAATTCTATTTACATTATTCAACCATTCAATAGGACATTCTGTTAATCGTGGAATTCCATTTTTAAATTCCTGTGTATTTAAAAATAAACTTTCATTCCATTCTTCACCAAGACACTTTTTCATCAAAACTTTATTCGTCAAAATATTCAACATAACAAATTCTCCTAATGAAATAATAAAATCAAACTATAATCAACAACTAATTGTTTGTCAACTTAAAAACGGTTTCTCATATTTGTTAATATCATCTTGAACAATTCTCGTTTCATGCTCGATCATACATCTCAACTCATAAATTTTATCTAGGAACCGACTACTCACAAATTCATTCATCAGTGTTATCTCAATTTGAGATAACAAATCCTGAACCAAATTATAACTTGCTACTTTTCTTCGCAAAATGGAATCATTCATCCTTTGTAAATCTCTTCTAATTTTTTACGAAAACCCTCAATCTTTGATACTCGGTCTGCCCACAAAATATATTTCTTATCGGGATTTTCGGATAGGTTTTTAAGCAAGGGAAGTATCGCATTATACATCAAATCAAGACGCTTTTGGATATCGGCGGCCTGTCGATCCGTAAGTGCTTTTGTCTCAGCCACAATGACCGTATTAGCGGTTTCATCGTGAAATGAAAAACCCCAGTCACTATTGTTAAGATATTCTTCGTGTGTGAATACCGGCATCATCATGACTCCGTAAAATGTAAATTATATTTCTTAGCAACAATTCTAAACGATTCAAAATTATTTAACTCTCTATGTAAATCATATATTTCTTTCATAATATCAATTGTTATTTTTTCAATAAACATTCTTTGTGTAATTCTAAACAAAGCGGTTGTAGCTTCCTGTAAATCTAATTCTAAATCATTAATATCCATAGTAATTCTATTTATTACAAGCAATACCCAAGGTCGGGATTTTTTCAACCCGCCAATTTATCACGTCTGTAATTGATTGAATTGGAGCCTTGAATGATTTTTCCCATTGCATTTCATAATCAATATACTCATGCAACTTGAACTCAGGAGGTAATTCATCCGGAGCGGCAATGACATGAGACATGGCGGGATTTGGTTCTTTCAGATAGGCAAATCTAATTTTATCCTTAGAACGAATTGGAGAATGAGTCTTGGTTAACTCCAGGTCTTGAATCATATTATTATAAACCAAGGCTCCCCGAACATGAATAGGAGTGCCTTTTTTACATATTGTCATTGCATCGTAATAGTCATCCAAACTATTGACTGAACGAGGAAACGCCACCTGCTCAAATGGCATGGTCTTAAACTCACTATAAAATGTCTTGAAAAATTCCTGTAGATCAGCCTCACTTTTGTTCATGATTATTTTCAGACATTTTTTGATATTATCTCGACACACCATCGGGGTCGATGACCGAATAGCCTCAATACCATGAATTAATAATTCAGGTTCTTTATGTCGAACACCCTCGGTGTCCCAAACATTCATGATATACATTTTTGCTCCCCGCCAGATTGCCTTGTCGGCAATCACGTCACGCTTCATGACGAGATGCGGCGTATATACATTAAGAAGCTCACACACATCCAGACAACATCGCTCAATAAAAGGTTGAAATTCTTGCTGACATGCCTTGTCCAAAAAATCGATGATCCGCCCTGGTGGTTGCCCCTCAAGACCAACTCTCTTGACCAAAGCATCAAGTTTGAGATAAGCCGAGTCAGTATCCGCCGCCACCACATAATCAATCTCATTTGTTTGTAGTAATGTATTTAGTTTTTCATTCAATTTCTTTTCCACATAACGTGTTGCTAACTGGCTTGTGGTCGTCACAGCCTCAGCCAATTTTAAATCAAACCAACGAAAATATCTTTGACCCAAAGAACCATACAATCCATTGGTCAGAATTTTCAAAGCCTTTTGATAGTTGTCAAGATGCTCGATTTGACCAGATTTATCTCCGGCCTTTTTCAACTCAATCATTTTCTTTTTGACTTGTTTACGTTCACCAATGAATTGATCGACTAACTCAGGCAAAAATCCTCGTTTGTCTTTTCGATAACTGGTACCATTCACACAAAACGTTAGGTTATGACTACCATCAACATCAGGGGCAAATCCTTCCATCATGTCGGGGTCTAATAATCTTTCAATGGGCGGCATCTTCACCATACCTGCAAATGTTTCCGGTGAAATATTATGTTGTGAAATAATTGATGGATACAACGCATCAAAATCAAACGACACCAAATAATGATGCAGTCCAATCTGGGGTTCCTTTACATACGCCCCGATAAATTCCACATTCCCTTCTGGAGCCTTTGGTTGGGGAATGGCAATCTTGCGTTCCAACAAATAAGAATGGATAATGGCATCCCACGGCCGAGAAGTCGTCATGGTGTCGGCATAATTCACTTTGGCACGATAGGCAATCTGAAACACCTGTTGCAGATAATTTAATTTCTTTTCTAGTTTCTCGACCAGCACGGCATCCTGCACGTTATAATCGATATAACGGTCAAAATCCTTTTCATATAGATCATTCAAAGTGCCCACATCGGAATAGTCATGCTTGCGTTGTCCCAACTCAATAAACGCAATGTGATCCAACTTATAGGACTCACGGGCATTAGTTGCGAACTTTTTATACAATTGCAGATAGTCCAGAACGGCGATGCCTGCAATCTCATAGACTTTTTCAACTCGATCAGTAAATTTGTTGGTTGATACTGCGGCCTTGCTGCGAACTATTTCTCGTTCATTCACGGTTTTCAAAGGAGAAAACAATTTGACACAATCCTCTCCCATCAGATTACGAACCCGATTAATCAAATAAGGAATATCGAACAAATCAACTGACCAACCTGTCACCACATCAGGAGCCCAATCTTTTGATTCATTCCAAGTAGCCAAAAATGAACGCAACAAATCATGTTCATCTTCACACATGACATAAGGATTTTTTCCACGGTAAACCTTAGTCCCAAATGTGATAGTCTTACCGTTACGAGTCAAAGTGATAGCCGTGACCGGCTGAGTTGCGGCCTCAATATTCGGCATCCCTTCCTTGGATGATACCTCGATATCCAAAGACACAATCGAGATGACCGTAGGATCATACTCGACCTTGCCAGGATACTCGTCATTAAGGAACTGATAACTCCAATTTTTTATCCCATACCACTCAACATTTGTTGCCCCGGAATACATTTCAATGAATTCCTTGGCGGCTTTAATGTTCTTAAATTGTTTTAATATTAAAGGATCACCATAGACCGTCTTGAATTCACCATCACCCAAAACAAACAAATATGGCTGGTAGTTTATTTCTTCCAAAAACCGTTTGCCATTGGAGTAGCCACGGTGAAATAATTTATTTCCACGCTGAAAAATATTTGTATAAAACATACTCACCTTTCATAATTAATGCAGTTTGCGACCAAATGTCTCTCTACACGTGGTGTACATCAAGGTCTGTTCATTGTTCATCAAAAACATTGGAGTGCATTCGGCCATGCGAAACACTTCGGCATAGATCAACAATTGTTTAAAATTATTATCACCAGGAATGGCATTGGCAGCATCTTTGATCATCTGTTCCGGCACTTCATTGAATTGTTTTAGGATATTAAAATGAACCATTTTGTAATCCTCCTTCATCCCAATATTTATCTAAAAACTCATCGTCAGGATAGCACTCCAACAGTGCCTCAATAAATTCTTGGGCTTCCTGTTCGGATACCGGATAGCCTGCGACACTCACAACGTAATCAAAAATAACTTTTTCCATTGACCAAAGAATAATTGGTCAACCTGAGTATGTCAATTTGTTAAAAAAAGAAGGACCGGGAAAGGATAACCGGCCCTTCTTACTGGTAGCGTAAAATCCTATGTCACCATAGGATCACTCTCACCATTACAAATGAGAGTCGGTGTTTAACGCCACCAGTGTCTCAATGCTGAGTTTCTTTATCTCTTGGTGCCGTGCTCATTCCAACATCATGATTTTCGTGAGTTTGCTCCCGATCTTCATGACGCTGTTCACGTGCCTCGGCACGTTCCTCTCGGCGCTCGGCACGTTCGGCTCGTTCCTCATGTCGAGTCTGACTTTTTTTGCTGCTTTCACTCTCTTTCAACTTGGAAATTCCTCGCTTTTTCTTCTGAGCAATTTCCTGCTCGTCGAGCGGTCGATACTTCTCAATCATGTCATGCAAGAAGGTCTGAATATAACCAACTTGTAGAGCATCCTGTTTCAGCAGATGCCGACAGGCATCCACCCGATCCATAATATGGGGAAGTGCAAAAAAATATACCTCGGCATGAACTGGAATTTCCATCCAGATGCAGTGGCGTTTTCCTTTTTTATTAATTTTAGTTCCATGAAACGCGATGGTCTTCTTTCCATCATCAAGATAGACGATGGAAAGTCCGGCATGATTTTGTTTCATTATCCTTTATCCTTATTCGGATATTTATTTTTTTTTTGATAGG